AATGATATTATGGATAAGCATAATCTGTCCTTCTCAGTGTTTAGCGATTCTCATTAGCACTATAACTAATAGCGGAGTCAACTATTTTATATCACATTAACTAAAAAGACCTCCGCATACGGGGGGAGTATGCAGAGGCCCAGTTGTTGAGACAGCAGGGAGATAACCATCTATATTTTTGATACAGTATTCTACACAGTGGCGCAACTATAAAATTTATATTGCTATTAACAAATAGCGTTAGTAAGGTATGAGCGTTGCTAACAGGAGAATGAATATGAACAAGGTGAAGTCTAAACGTAGTCCTGACGGGCGAGTATTTTTTTATTGGAACCCATCTCAATCGATGAGGGATTCTATCAATGCAAGATATTATCAGAGTTTGGATGCAGTAGATGTTCAAATCTACATCGCATCATGCCAGAACAAATTCTGGGATTACAAATCTAAGATCAAGACAAAGGAGTGGGTGGACGGTAACTCTGTCTCTGCGTTGGTAATTGCCTACCGCAAAACCAGCATGTGGGCCAACTTATCTGACAATAGTAAAAGGGTGTACACTTACCTGCTAGAGAGCATTCTGTGGGAGCCATTTGCCGATCATAAAAAACCTATGGCTGAAACTTTGATATCCTCTATTGATTTTAAATATGCTGAATCTGTGTATATCCATAGCCAACAAGCTATAAGTAAGCACCACGCCATGCATGTGTGTAAGGTTTTGCGGGTTGTGTGGGGCCAAGGTCTTCGTTTGGGCATGGTTAAATCAAACCCATTTTTAAAGATGGGCATAAAATCAATACCACCACGTACAGTGATGTGGACCCCGGATCAGGTAGAATTGGCTATACAAACAGCCGATAAAATGGGCTACACGGGTTTAGGTACGCTCATTCTATTATGCTACGATCTATGCCAGCGTCCGGGTGATATGCGACAGTTGACGTGGGACTGTTTTGATGGCAGCACTTTGCAGTCTGAGCATATCGATATGGACGCACCTTCTCTTAAATTTACGCAAGAGAAAACAGGCGTAGCTATCAAGGTTATTGTCAGTGAATGGCTGCAAGAGCGCCTGTCTAACACTGTGAGGCGCAATGCTTGCCCGTTCATAGTCGTGAACGATAACCCTGCCCAGCGCCGTTATGTCTATAAAAGTTACCATTGCAGACGGCTCTATAACTCACACCTCAACATTATAAGAAAAGAAGCTGGACTGCCTGACTATCTTAAAATGGCTGATCTACGCAGGACTGGGGCCACAGAGATGGCTGAGTCTGGCTGTACTAATGCCGAGTTGCGTAGCGTTACTGGGCATAAAACTATGGACGTATTATCTATTTACGTGCGCCACACAGATAAGCTGGCAGCTACTGGTCAATCCAAACGATATGCGAAACGTAATCATGCATAGCTGCAGCAAGTGTGATGAGGCGGCACTGTGCTTTCAATTGGACAAAGCNTGGTGCGCCGATTGCTGGTTGAAATTCATGAAACCTATCCTGATGAAACGGGCGAGAAAAACTTTAAGAGGGAAATATGAAACGTAGAAATATCCCTGATTATGAGAGGAGAGCGATAATCGCAGGTTGGCATAACAAATGTGCTTATTGCGAGAAAAAAGATGGCCCTTTTGAAATAGAACACATTGTCCCATTCTTAAAGGGTGGGGCGTGTGAGGTGGAAAACTTTACGATAGCTTGTTTCAGTTGCAATAGGCGAAAATATGATACGCAACTTCCTATATTTTATGAGGGGCTGTTACTGGCTGTTGCGGGTAGACGGGCAGGTTCAATCCGCAAAGATATTGCCGTTAGACAGGGAAATAAAATCCTACAGAATTATGCTGGGCGAGGATATTGTGAAGAATATAGAATTTATGCATGTGTGTTTGGTTTTGAATATGTGGACAAGTATTTAAAACCAAAATCATCTCTTGATCAAATGATAAATGGTAACTTTCATAGAGTTACAAAAATAGAAGGTATCCCCAGAAAATATGCTAGATTAGTTGAGGTTTCTGTAGCAGCCGAAATTGTTAATTTTGAAGCAAAGTTATCTTATGAGAGACAAAATAAAGTTTATGAGAACGAATATGCTTATTTGAAACTGAAGCGGGACAATATTGAATTATCCCGTGAAAAAACCCCGTCAATTAAAGGCTTACTTAGTTTTTGGTATAAGGAGTTTTGCCGAGTATTGGCTCAAACCTATCCTGATGAAACGAGCAAAACGACATGATAAACAGAGATGAGTATTCCAAACTTTTAGACAAATACCAAATTCTAAAACGAGAAGCTGATCGCTGGGAGAAACTGGCTAAAAAGTTAGCGGGGGAACTCGCTGACTTAAAACATGCAATGAAGGAATAAGACAATTATTGAAGTTACATATCTCGACCACATGGGGTCTGACCTGTCAGTGGTTAACGCCGCTAGAGTGAGTTTCGGTAAAACCAGTGAATGGAACCCGGATTGGCGTGATGATCATTATACATCCCTGCTAACCAAAGATTCTAACCTCATTAAATATTTAGCTGATCACAAGCACATGTCACCATTTGGACACTGCTTCGCAAGCTTTCATGTTAAGGCTCCCATCTTTGTAGCACGACAACTGGTCAAGCATAAGTTCCTCCGGTGGAACGAGATCAGTCGTAGATATGTAGATGATGAACCTGAGTTCTACGAGCCTGATGAGTGGCGTGGACGTAGTGCTGATAAAAAGCAGGGCAGTGATGGTTTAGTAAAAATTTCACCTGTAGGTTCTTTGAAAGTTCAAGGATATTGTTTGGCAGCTTACCTAGACCTTTTGTCTGAAGGTGTATGTCCAGAGCAAGCCCGTGGAGTGCTACCACAAAGCACCATGACAGAATGGTGGTGGTCTGGATCATTAGATGCGTGGGCTGACATGTGTAAGCTGCGTATGGCCCCTGATAGCCAGTATGAAAGCCAGCTAGTTGCGAGAGGTATTAGTGGGATTATGTCCGGGCTGTTTGAGGCTTCATGGGCTGCACTGGTGCCGGTCTCTATACGACCCTTTGATGAAGAAGAATCAGCCCGGTCATTAGAACGCTCAAAAATAAATAAAAATTGACCCAAATAGTTAAATAATGTTAAGTGAAATTAACTCAGCAAAAAAAATTGTTAGTTATCAATGTGATGGTAGGCCTGGAGGGACTCGAACCCCCAACCAAAGCGGTCACTGATAACTCAATAATATTAATGGGTTAGGTCGCTTAAAATTAGTAACGCCCATAACTAAGTGGCGGTATTATTTACTTGACTGATGTTAGAATCATAGTTAGGCTAACGCCAGTCCCGTGGGGGGCTGGTATACCCCTAGCTAAACATACAGTGTAATAACGGGGGAAGTATAATGAAGATAAGACATACTCTTATTGAAGAGTTAAGAAAACAATACTCACAAGATAAACATACCGCCGATAAATCATTTAGTTGTGATTCATGCGGCAAGATGATCCTTAAAAATAATCAGTATATGGTTGATGTTGTTTGTTTTATTAAACCAGAATCTGACATGGACTATTGGTGTGAGGATGAGGGGGATTGGAGCAATGTTGCTTATCCCAATCTAATCTTTCCAAAGCTATGTATCACCTGTGGTGACATATGACTTACAGCCGGGGAGATCAGCTAGACGTAATCAAATCACTACACCTCAAAGATGGTGATCGTATTACAATCAATTGCCCATTCTGTGGCGGTCCTAATAAATTCACAGTAGATAAATCTGACGGGCGAGTAATCTGGAATTGTTATCGTGCTTCCTGCCCAGCTAAAGGCAGCTATCACGGGAAGAGATCAATATCATCAGTACGTGACTGTTTGAATAATCATAGGCAGAAGGCAGCAACTAAAAAGGTATCTGCTATACCTAGAATAGTCACCCTGCCAGAGAACTATCCCCCGGCTATGAAATATCTTGAAGAGGTAAACTCTCTTGAAGCTTATCAATCCAAGCTGATTAAAATAAGATATGCCCCTGCCGAAAAGCGGGTGCTATTTTATAACTCTGATGGCACTGGGGCTGTTGGTAGGTCACTATCACGTAGTAATTACAAGTGGTGGTCATACGGTCAGCTAGATGGCGGTATTCATGTAGGTGAGGGTGACCATGCAATACTGGTTGAAGATGTACCCTCGGCCTGTGCTGTATCTCGTATCAATGGCTATGTGGGAGTGGCCCTGCTGGGTACAAAAATAACAAAGGGGATAAAATCTACATTAGTTACATATAAAAATTATACATTAGTTCTTGACAATGACGCCAGTAGTAAGGCAATCATAGAAGCGTCTAGGTTAGCTGGCTGCAAGTTGCGGTTTACTAAGCTAGATTTAAAAAACTTAACTGTTGATAAGATCATGGGGGTAATTAAATGAGCAACAAATCGTTTTTTATTCCCGTTTCTACTTTTTTAATCGGCTGCAACAACGACACAGCTTGCAGAACTGGGGGTGTTTTTAGCATGAAAACGGAAATGATATATTCATATTCATGGCTTAAATCTGGGGGTAAGGGTAGTTTGATTAGACGATTACTATCTTCCATGATGAAAATTAGTACCTATGCCCTCGCTGGTGGAATGTATGTTTCGGCATCAAGTTGGCAGGACGCCCCGCAAGGCCCACCATATTTTATATTAAGTTAATTTAACGGTTGCTACCACCTAACTATTCTATAAAGGCAGTGTAGACAGCTATACTTTTTAATTAAACTCTGAGGAATACACAATGAAAGCCCGTGCGGTAATCTGCATCGATCTAGAAATCCAAGGTGGCTTTAAAGAAGCTGCAAAAGAACAAGAGAAAATAGAGTTAGCAATTGAGGCGCTGGTCAAGGACAATCCTAACGTCACCCACCATCAAGTGGACGTAAAAGAACGTAGAGGTGACAAGAAGGTTGACATCACCCAGATGAAATTCCGAAATAGCTAAATAGCTTAATAAAATAAATTAGCCTCAGATTCTTCTGGGGCTTTTTTTATGCCTTGCTCTCTGTTACTAGTAGCGTTGCTAGACCAATAACAAGAGGCATAATAAGGTGGAAATAAATCTACTAAGAACGCTACTGAGCAGTGAAATATATAACAACCATCAGCAAAGAATCAGAAAATCAATATTTGCTGATGAGAACGTACAATTACTGGACCTGATTATTGAAGGTCATAAAAAATATGAAACAGACCTACAGCCTGATGATCTATATGCAATGTGGATCAGCCAGAACCCCATGGCTACTACCGCCCTGGTGCATGACTTTCGTGACAGCTTAGATAATCTAAAAGAAGCTAATCCTATTACAGAAGTTGTTGCTGATGACGTTATACAATCATTGTGGCGGCAAGAAATAGGTCGTGATGTTGCTAACATTGGAATAAAAATAGCTGAAGGTGATAGCGCAGCTATGACCAAGCTGCAGCGCCTGATTGAGAATGTAGCGGAAAGCTACATGCCAGATGATTTTGGTGATGACTGTGATGCTGACATCGATGAGTTGATGGCCTTCACCAGTATTGAAAACAAATGGCAGTTCAATATCCCTACATTAAGCCGGGAACTTTATGGCGTTGGACCGGGCAACTTCGGAGCAATATTTGCCAGAACTGAAGCTGGTAAGACATGCTTTTCAATATCCCTGTGTGCGGGTCCGGGGGGCTTTGCTGAACAAGGAGCCAAGGTCTTCTATTTGTGCAATGAGGAAGACGTACAGATTACTAAGTTACGAGGAATGCAAGCTTTCTCTGGAGTAACTTCGGAAGGCTGCATTACACGGGCTGCTGAAGTCCGGGCTAAATTTAGGGAAATTGAAAGTAACCTGCGCTTTCGGGAAATCAATGGATGGGATGTAGATAAGCTAGATGCATTCTTAACTAAGTTCCCTGCTGATGTCGTAATTCTAGACCAGATCGATAAGCTGGAAATATCTGGCACCTACGATGGTCTGCACCGGAAGTTGGGTGCGCTGTATCAGTCTGTTCGTGAATTAGCCAAGCGTCATAAGTGCGCCATTCTCTGCGTTACGCAAGCCAGTATTGAAGCTGAACATCGGACCAGAGTTGAAGCCAGCATGATGGCTGACAGCAAGACCAGCAAGCAAGCTGAACTGGACCTGATCATAGGTATTGGTATGGCAGCGCCCAGCAATGATGGGCCTGATCTCAGNCGGTTCCTAAACCTGTCCAAAAACAAACTNTCACCATTCCACGGGATGATCAATTGCACGATTGATCCAGCGGTNAGNAGGTACAATGTATAATGGGTAAACGTAGTAACTTTGAACGCAAGCCACGGGATTTCTATCGCACTCCTGTAGAGGCCGTGGCCCCACTCATCCCCTATATTCAAGATGACCAGACCTTCTGTGAGCCATGTGCTGGTGATGGGGCGTTAATACGCTCTGTCACTGCCCTCGGTCTGCAGTGTGTCAGTGCATATGACATTGAGCCAAATGGTGTTGGAATAGACATGCACGATGCCCTATTGCTTGAAGAGCGTCATTTACAAGATGCTGATCTAATCATCACCAACCCGCCATGGGACCGTTCTATACTGCACCCGCTTATCGTGCAGCTATCTGACCTCAGACCCACATGGCTGCTGTTTGATGCAGATTGGATGCATACCAAGCAATCAACTCAATTCCTGCCACGACTACGCAAGATCGTCAGCATTGGTCGAGTGAAGTGGTTCGATAAAACCACCGGTAAAGATAACGCCTGTTGGTATTTGTTTGATAAGCAATCTGATCCCAATTCCACGAAGTTTTACGGAAGAATTTAATGAAAAATTCACATGATATTATAATAGCTTGGTGGTCTGCCGGGGTTACATCCGCTGTTGCTTGTAAGATGGCGATTGATGAATTTGGAGATAGGGTCAAACCTATCTACTTTGCAATCGATAGTAGCCACCCAGACAACGCCCGATTTAAAGATCAGTGCGAACAATGGTATGGAACTGAGATTGAAGTATGCCGGTCTAAAAAATACGTGGACCAGTTTGATGTGATAGAAAAGACAAAATATGTAAATGGACCTGCCGGGGCTAGATGCACTACGGAACTAAAGAAAAAAGTACGTATGGATATAGAAGCCACACGAACCTTTGATGCTCAAGTTTTTGGTTTTGAATACAGTAAAAAAGAAATCAACAGAGCCATCAGATTTAAAGAACAGTATCCTGCAGCAAAGCCTTATTTCCCACTAATCGAAAACAAACTAACTAAACCCGAAACTCTATATTTGTTGGAAGAGGCCGGTATTCCTCGTCCTGAAATGTACAATTTAGGCTACAAAAACAATAATTGCATTGGCTGTGTCAAAGGTGGTGCGGGGTACTGGAATAAAATACGGGGTGATTTTCCAGAACACTTTTTAAAGATGGCACAGTTAGAACGGAAGGTGGGACATAGCTGTCTAAAAGGAGATTTTCTTGATCAGCTTGATCCAAACAAAGGACATGCTCAAAAATTAGTAATGCCGGATTGTGGTAATTTCTGTGACATTGAATTTTCTGAATTAGCGCATCCACAGTTAGAATTGTTTACAGAATATCCTGAACTTCTCCGGGAGTTTAATACCAAATGAAAATATTAGTGCTAGACTTAGAAACCACAGTCCAAAAGATTGATGGCAAGACTGATAATTCGCCATTCAATCCAAACAATCGCTGCGTATCAGCCCACTACGCTTGGCTGGAGGACGGGCGAGTAGATCAAGTTTATCATTTGGTTTTTCACCACAACCAAAAAGCAGTGCCTGATAGTCCAGATGATTTAATTGAGGCGTTACAATCTGCTGACATGTTGGTGGCTCATAATGCTAAGTTTGATATCTTGTGGCTTACATCGATGAGGATGCCCATCCCGCCGATTGTTAGATGCACGATGATCAATGAATACATACTGGCGAAGGGCCAACGCACAAAACTCTCGCTGAAAGCTATAGCTGAGAGGAGAGCGGGATGAGTTTAGATATCGTTCAGAAAAAATCAGACTTAGTTGATGACTTGTTTAAAAGCGGTGTTGGTTTTGAGGCCATGCCTTTGCTTACAGTCATAGAATATGCTGAAGCTGATGTCCGGTCCTGTGCTGGTATATTTGTTGATCAGCTAAAAGACTTCGAACAACCTGCAAACAAAAGCCTGACTAATATAGTCACAATTATGAATGAAATGCTCCTTACTTTAGTGGAATTGGAAGGCAACGGAGTGATGATTGATCAGGTTGCTTTGGGTGAGGTTGAAGCTGCATTCCGGGCTGAGAAAGCCCAACTGCAGACTGATCTCAATCACATAGTAGAAACGGTCATGGGCGATACTCCTATCAACCTCAACAGCGGTGCTGACATGACATCCGTTGTGTATAGCCGCAAAGTCAAAAACCGTGACCAGCACAAAGATGTCTGGAACATTGGTATGCAGTTGAATGGCAAGCCAATGATGCCGCCACGCATGAATAGATCACAGTTTGTTAAAGCAGTTAGGGACACAACCACAGTTGTGCATAGGACAATGGCTGTATGCTGCCCGGACTGTCAGGGCAGAGGGACTATCCAGAAGTTTAAGATTAAAACTAAAACAAAGATGGGTAAAAAGTATCAGGTTCAGGGAGACCCCTACAAAAACCGAACTAAGTGCGACACCTGTGATGGTCAGGGGGCATTGTATCAATCCACTGGTCAAGTAGCTGGACTAAAAATGAACCCGGTGAATGCTAGTTTTGCTTCGATCAATGGATTTAAAACCGACAAGACCACCCTGCTGACTTTAATCGATCATGCTAATGAGAAAGGTAATCTACAGGCTGTCGAGTTCCTGACTAAATACAGTCGGCTGAATGCAGTCAGTACATATCTGGATACCTTCGTAATGGGCATCAAGAACTGGACCCGCAACACTGGCACCCTGCACACTAACTTCAATCAATGCATTACAGCCACTGGCAGACTGTCATCCTCAAACATCAACCTGCAAAACATGCCTAAACGAGGCTTCCCGATCCGCAAAGCTATCGTTAGTCGTTTTGAAAATGGTACGATCATTGAGGCTGACTACAGCGGATTAGAATTTGTTGTAGCTGGGGAGTTAAGTCAGGATGAACAGATTATTGATGATGTACGGAATGGAAAAGACCTACACAAACAGACTGCATCTATTATCAATCGATGTGAGACTGCAGACGTAAATAAAACTATGAGACAATCAGCGAAAGCATTCAGTTTTGCACCGATTTATGGTGGAACTGGGAACGGACAACCCCCGCACATACGGAAATACTTTGATGAGTTCTTTAACATTTATAGAGGGCTACATGCGTACCATCGGAAGCTTACTGATGGGGTTCTGCGAGATGGCATAATCCAAACACCTAGTGGTAGGCAGTTCTTTTGGCCTGATGCTAAACGGCTAGGAAATGGACGTATCACCAACCACACTCAGTGCGTTAATTATCCGGTGCAGTCGTTTGCCACCGCTGATCTTGTGCCACTGGCATGTGTTCGTGCATTTCGTAAGTTTAATGAATTGAACCTACAATCTAAGCTTGTTCTGAGTGTACATGATTCAATCGTTGTGGATTGCCGTGCAGATGAAAGGGATACGGTTCTAGAAGCACTGCGCTGGGCTATGGTTGGTGTGGTGGATGAGGCAACAGAGCGGTGGAATTACACCTTCACTCTGCCTTTAGAAATAGAGATTTCTGAGGGTAAAAACTGGTTAGATCAAGTCGAGTTAGATTGACACTACGCCATTAGTTATGCCATACTACAACTCCACTAACTAGATTCGTAATAAGGATTCAGAATGACTGAACTGACAAATATCGAGGCAGATTATGCAGCGTTAGCAGCTTCATTGGGGGCTGGACCTAACAAATCAACAACTACAACCGCACGGTTCCCCACACTGACTATCATGAGCAACGAGGACGATGCACAGGGACTTCCAATCAAACCTGATCCCAGAGGAAAGTTCTTTCTGAAAGGCTCAGACAAATTAGCGTATGCAACTAAAGCTACTTTCAGGCCGCTATCCCATCATTATCAGTGGATACACTTTGATGATGACGGGCTTGCAAATAAAAGCCGTGCAATTCTATCATTTCGGGAAGAAGCCCGTGACATGAGGGGCGGTATTAAATGCGGATATCCCACATGGGAAGATATGCAAGAGATGGAGCGTGAGGAGCGCAAGAAGTGGCGTGATATGCAGTTTCGACAGGTGCGGGGTTTGGTCACCATGACCGGTAAAACTGCCTCTGGTGAAGAGGTGGTGTATGAGAATACCCCATGCATGTTGCAGCACAGAAACTCAAACTATGCCGGGTTTAAGAATGCTGTTTTAGATGCTTTGCCGTTGGGTAGAAACCTATTCGACTTTAACATCGAATTGTCCAGTGAACGAAACGTAAACGGAAGTGTGAAGTGGTACACTTTCAATTACAAACCTGATTTCGACATCCCCTTAGAACGCACCGCTGATCTGTTTGAAACTTTAAGGATGATAAAAGAACTCATCGACAAAGAAAATGAATATGTGGATGAGGCTTACTACAAGTCTATTAAGTCCGGTAGCATTGATGCACAGGCTATAGCTGCACTTGAGAACAGTTTGGATGATGATCTGACGGATGCAGCGTAATG